GCGGTCCTAAGGAAGTTTCGCCCAGAGGAGATGAGACCTCTGCAGGATCTTCGTTCTATGACGAAGAAGGAGAATGAGCATGCTTCCAAAACCTAAGGGCGAGAAAGTTATCAAAGATTTTGATGGCAATAATGCTCCTGATGAATTTGACATTCCGTCTGTAGGAATAGAGGACATCGATAGAGCCATCTTTGAGCTCTTTGACAAGAAGATCTCTTTCGAAGTGAAACACAAGGGCACGCTTCAAAAAGTTCCTGTCATCTTTGCGTCTGGTGAGCGTTTTGCACTAACCAGAAGAAAGAATCCTATCAGAGACAGAGAGAATGCGCTGATCCTTCCGCTTATCTCTATCATGAGACAGAATATCGATTTCTCTGCAGATCAGTCAGGAAAGAAAACTGCCATCGCTTTCAGAGAGCAAGAGAGCTACATTGTCAAATATCGTCTAAGCGAGAGAGATAGAAAGTATCAAAATATTATCAACAAGCAAGGTATTAAAAATCAAGATAATGTCTCTTCAAGAAAACACTTTATTTCTAACACTCCGTCACCTGGATTTGGCGCGATTCCAGGAACTTCAACTACGAGAAGAAGTAGTGCAAATATTCAGTTCTCTGGGCTTGCAAATGTGAGCTTGGGTGAAGAGTTAGGTAGAAATATCTTTGAAGTCATTCAAGTTCCGTATCCTGAGTTTGTTGCTGTGTCTTACGATGTCATATTTTGGACACAGTATATGCAGCAGTCAAATCAGATGCTTGAGACACTGATCATCAATTTTACCGGGCAAGGTGAAGAGATTCCAATCTTGACTGACGGCGGGTATGAGCTCGTCGCTTTCTTCTCAGGCCCCTTTTCCAACTCAGGAACAAATCTTGAAGATTACACAGAAAGCGAGAGAGTGATCAAGCACACATTTAATGTCACGATTCCAGGATACATAATCAATCCTAAACACCCAGGTATGCCTAAGATGTTGAGAACTTATGTCTCTGCACCAGAGTTAAGTTTTGGAACGAGCATTGGTGCGCCCGAAGTCATTGACTATCAGCCTGAAAGGCTACCTGATAAAATCAAGAGACACTCGCTCCAAGATCTTACAAATATTAAAGAGTATGAGTTAATCAGAGGCGAGTCAAGAGAAGTTTTGCAGAACACTATTGTCAATCCTTTTACAAACTCTACAAAGACAGAGTTTTCTAAGGTGAGGACAAGAAATCAAAGAGCAGGAGAAACTGTCGCATCTGCAGAAATACTTGAAGTAATTGAGAGAATTGAGTCATAAATAGAAAAGATGTTTAGCAAGCACAAACATAGTTATAATAGAAATTTTAGGAGTAATTGATGGCAGAACAAACTTTCAGATCTCCAGGCTTCTTCGAGCGCGAGATTGATCTCACTCAGAGAACAACGGAAATTGTAGGCGTTCCTGCAGGCGTTATCGGCACTGCACAGAAAGGTCCAGCATTTGTTCCTATCACTGTTGGATCATTTACAGATTTTCAAGATAAGTTTGGATCACTTGATCCAGAAAAATTTGGAACTTATGCAGCTAACGAGTGGTTGAAGAACAGAACAGCTTTGACTTATGTTAGAGTTTTAGGCGCAGGAGCAAATAGCACAACTACAGACATCTCAAACACTCAGACAAAAGGCACAGTGAAGAATGCAGGTTTCTTGCTCGCAGATGTGACCAGATCAGATTCAACTGGAAGATTTAACGGTGTCGTTCAGTTTTTAGCAGCAGTTCACGATCCTCAGGCAAACGAGCAATACGGAATGCCAGTGTTCACAGACAACAACTCTGTGAATGCGAGTGGTGATGTTCATCTGATTAGAGCAATGTTAATGACTCCTTCGGGATCGAGATTTGAAGTTTTAAATTACGATGGAACTTACTCATCACCTGCGACCTCAGATGACACAGCTACTATCAGAGCTTATGATGGAACTGCAGAGCAAGGAACTTTTAAGCTTGTGCTTTCTTCAGCAGCAGGATCTGCATTTGCAAGCGATGAGTCAAAATTAGGTATTAAGATCTACACAGCATCACTAAACCCTGACAGTAAGCATTATGTCGGAAAGATACTTAACACAAACCCAGATAGATTAAATGAAGAGCAACACTATCTCTACTTAGATTTTCCTGTAGAAGATGAGTTAGCTCGCGTTAAACAGTCCGGGACTGCAACAGTTGCAATCCTATCAGGATCTTCTCTCACACTTGCTGGTGCAGGCGGCGCTGGAACAACTTACACCAAGCTGTTTGGATCTTTTAACACAAGATATCAGGCAGCAAGATCAACTCCTTTTATCTCACAACCTTTCGGTGAGAAAGAATATGATCTTTTCCACTTTGAGTCATTAGATGACGGAACAGCTGGAAACAAGAAAGTTAAGGTCTCGATATCAAATCTTAGAAGATCAACTAATCCAAAAGATCCTTATGGAACTTTCACAGTTTTAGTTAGAGATTACTACGATACTGACACTGACATGCGAGTTTTGGAGCAATATTCTCTCTGCAATCTTAACCCAGGTGACGACAACTATGTTGGAACAAAGATTGGAGATTATAAAGCCTTCTTCAACTTTGATGCTGAGACTGAATCTGAGCGTCGTCTAAATGTGTCAGGCAAGCGTCCTAACAGATCGAGATATGTTAGAATAGTTATGAACGCTGACGTTGAGGACGGACAAGTTCCTGCTTCTGCGCTTCCTTTCGGCTTCAGAGGGCTTCCCGTCCTTAAGACAACTACATCATTGACTGACAACTCGTCCGTCTTGAGTGACGGATCGATCAATAAAGACACTTCAACTAGATTACACTTCTTAGGATCTGGTGCAGAGTTGGCACTCACAGGATCTATCCTTCCTCCAGTTCCCTTAAGATTCAAAGCCACAAGAGGCGCAGTTTCTTCTTCACCTACTTTTACAGGTGAACCAGGATCACTTGAATCTGCTGATTCAAGATTTTTCTTCGGAATCAAGTTCGAGAGAGTTCCTGCAGAATCGATCACAACTGACGCAGTTCTCAAAGCTAACGGATCAGGAGAGAGAAATACTCTTCTCGACTCTTACTCAGAACTCTTAGGTATAAGATTGCTTGACACCCTGGTGACAGGATCTGGCGCTGACGCTTTCAACGACAACAAGTTTACGCTTGCGAGAGTCGCTTTCTACAATCAACCTACCAACGCCACAGAATCCTTAGATGATGCGATCACAAATCATCTAACAGGTGCTGTTACAGAGCATATGGTTCAAGCTGCTTACATCAGAAATGGAAGATTAGTCAAACCAAGATACACTGTCACTGATGGAGCTTTAAACAGACTTACTTTCGCTTCGCTCGCGGCCGGAAGCTCAGCAGTTTCTTTCAACAGATTCACAGATTACCTAAAATTTACAAATATGCTTTGCGGTGGTTTTGACGGCCTAAATCTTCTTGACAGAGATCAGAGAAAGATGAATGACAAGGCAGCATCTATCGACGGTGGAGGTAAAGCTGCGGGAGATGCTTTGGGTTATATCGGTCTCTCTTCACAATCTTCTCCTGGATCTGCTAAGGACAACAACATCATCAGCTCTTACAGAACAGCGACAAGAATCATTACCGATCCTTTTGCGACCAGAGTGAATATCGTGACCATTCCAGGCATTAGAGACACCTATGTCACTGATTTCGCCTCTGAGAAGACAAAAGAATATAGTCAAGCGATATACCTCATGGATGTCAAAGCATACGATGACAGCCTAAATAGATTGTTTGATGATTCAACAACAAGACCCAATGTGAGAAAAACTGTTGAGCAGTTTGAGGGGCGTGCAATCGATAACAACTATGTTTCAACTTACTTCCCAGATGTCATAGTGAGAGATGATCAGACAAGTGAATCTGTCACAGTTCCTGCGTCAGTCGTTGCACTGGGTGCATTGGGCTACAACGACAGAGTCGCTTACCCCTGGTTTGCTCCGGCAGGATTTAACCGAGGTTCTCTAAGCTCTGTCTTGAACACAAAGGTGAGATTGACCGCAGAAGATCGCAATGTCCTTTACGAGGCAAGACTCAACCCAATCGCTAACTTCCCAGACGGCGGCTTTGTGATCTTCGGACAAAAGACGCTACAACAATCTAGCTCTTCACTCGACAGAGTCAATGTTAGAAGAATGCTTCTTGAAGTCAAGAGAATAGTAGGCGACATCGCTAACGGTCTGATCTTTGAGCAGAACACACCGGCAACAAGAGCCAGATTCATCTCACTTGTGAAGCCAAGACTCGCTTCGATTCAAGGTAATCAGGGTATCGACAGCTTCAAGATCGTCATGGATTCTTCAAATAACACTGCAGAAGACATTGAACAGAATAGATTAAACGGTCGTATCGTCTTAGTACCCACAAGAGCTGTGGAGTTTATCTCGATCGACTTCATAATCACAAACTCAGGCGTAAGTTTTGAATAAATATAATAGATATTCGGAGAACAAATCATGGCAGAGTTAACATTTAAATCAGCAGGCGTTAGCACAAGAGAGGTGGATCTATCGGGTCCCACTCCAACTGGCCCTACTGGAGTTCCCGCAGGCATTATTGGAACAGCAAATGAAGGTCCTGCTTTCGTTCCCCTGACTTTTGCAACTTACGGTCAGTACAGGCTCACTTACGGTGCTTCAGACGGCACAAAGTTCGGCCCTATCGCTGCAAGTGAGTGGCTCAAGAACGCACAGGCACTCACCTATGTCAGAGTATTAGGTGTAGGTGATGGTAAGAAGAGATCAGCATCTACAGGAAATGTGACAAATGCAGGTTTTGTTGTAGGTGAGCGCCAAGTTCAATCTAACGGTGTCGAAGGTGACAATCCTTACGCAAACACAGGTGGTCAAGGCGCCGGAAGAACTTACTTCTTAGGCTGTTTCATGTCAGAATCTGCTGGAAGCAATATCTTTAGCACAGCAGGCATCCAGACATCAGGTCAAAATATAGCAAGCGCGATCTTAAGAGGTGTTCTTCTCGCTCCGTCGGGCGTGGTTCTAAGCTTAAGTGGAAACTTAGGTGGAACAAACACAGCACCAGTAGCATCAAGCAACTCTGCTACTGTTACAGGATTTACAACAGGTTCAGTCAATCTATCGGGAGGAGGAAGCTCATTCGTCCTATTCATGAATGGATACAAAGCGACCTCAGCAAATCCGTCAGCGATCACCGCGTCGTTTGACATGTATGCACCAGATTACTTCGCAAATGTCTTCAACACAGATCCTCTCAAATCTGAAGAGTTAGGACACTTACTCTATACTCACTATGATATCCATCCAACACTTGCAGAAGTCACAGGTGCAGGTGTCATCACCGCAGGATCTTACATGAACAGCGAAGAGCCTATCGCTTTCATACTCTCATCTTCTGCAGGCAGAATAGAAAGAGGTGCAACAGTCGGTGCTGGGGACGATGACGTTCCTGTCTATGAATCTTTTGAAGATAGATTTAGCAACGCTTTCACTCCCTATGTCATCTCACAGAAGTTTGGCGCTGCGCCTTACAATCTCTTTAAACTCGAGACACTTTCAGACGGAAGTGGAGTCACAAATAAGTTTAAGTTCTCAATTGAGAATATTGTTAAATCAGATTCAAGCACAGATAAGTTTGGATCTTTTGACTTAGTTTTAAGAGATTTCTACGACTCAGATGATGAAAAGGTCATCCTAGAAAGCTTTAGAGGTCTTTCACTTGATCCAAGCTCAACCAGATATGTTGGAAGAGTTATCGGTGATAAGAAGATCTTCTTCAACTTTGACAGTGATGCAGAATCTCAGAAGCTGGTGGTTGAAGGATCACACGATGTGAGATCAAGATATGTGAGAGTAGTTCTGTCGGATGCACTCAAGAACAAAGAAGTTCCTGATGAAGCACTTCCGATGGGTTTCAGAGGCCCTCATCATCTCCTCACATCAGGCTCATTGTTATCAGGGCCTGCTGCAGATGCTGGCAGACTAAACGTGACAGATCCTCACAAGCGCATCAAAGAACCTGCTATTCCCTACAGACTGTCGGTCGCACAGGGAACTGGTGCAAGCAAGCGCGAAGATGTTAATCTTTACTGGGGTGTTCAGACAAACATTAGAAAATCTGTGGACGCACCTAATCTTGTATCAGAGTTTGATGAGACATTTGAGTCATACGCAAAATACTTCCCCACACATCGCTTGGATGCTTACAACTTCTCTGAAGGTGGAAACGCAGGTGTCGCTGATGGGAATGGAACTGTTAGAGATTCAGACAGATTCAACTTTAACAAGTTTACTCTGGAGAATATTCAAGTCAGAACTGGTTCATCAGGTCTCGCAGATGCAGATCAGTGGCTAAGTGCTTCATATGTCAGAAACGGTGTGATTGGCGTTGATGCAGCTTCTAAGACGAGAAGGCTCTCAGTGGATGACTTAGGTGTCGTCTCTAACCGCAAGTTCTTGAAGTTTACTGTTCCATTCCAAGGTGGATTCGATGGTGTCAACATCTTCAACAGAGATCAGAGAGATCTCACCAATAACTCTGCAAAGAGAGAGATTGATGATGAGATAAACCAGGGTGGCACAGCAGGATCTACAATCAGTGCTTACAGAAAAGCTATTGACATCATGGGATCAACATCCGATGTAGACATTCAATTGCTCACCATTCCAGGTATGAGACACGAGTCAATCACAGATTACGCCATCTCAACAGTAGAGAATAGATTTGATGCGATGCTGATCATGGATGTCGAAGAGAGAGATCAGTTTAACACAGTGATCACTTCTTCTGCACAGTCTCCTCACGTCGCAAACACAGTGACTGCATTTAAGAACAGAGTTCTTGATTCATCGTTTGCAGCGGCATACTTCCCAGATGTGACCATTCAAGATCCAGATACTGGTGGTTTAGTTCCTGTACCACCTTCGGTTGTCACCTTAGGTGCCTACTCACTAAATGATAGAGTCGGTCATCCCTGGTTCGCTCCTGCTGGATTCACAAGAGGCTCTCTCACGTCAGTATCGACAGTCAATGTTTTGCTCAATAGAACAAACTTGGATGATCTTTACGATGCAGACATTAACCCACTCGCAAGATTCCCAGGCAAGCCACTCTCAGTGTGGGGACAGAAGACACTTCTTGCCAATGCATCAGCTTTGGATAGAGTCAATGTTAGACGCCTTCTGATTGATGTCAGAAGAAAAGTCAAAAACATTGCAAACACTCTGCTCTTCGAACCTAACAGAGCAGAAACTTTGCAGAGATTCTCGAATCTCGTCAATCCTATCTTACAATCAGTGCAAGATGCGCAGGGTGTCGATAGATTCAAGGTGATCATTGACACAACGACCACAACACAAGCAGATGTCGAGAATAACACCATCCGTGGCAAAATTTACCTGCAACCCACAAGATCTGTTGAGTTCGTCGCACTCGACTTTGTTGTGACAAATGCAGGAACAACTATCTAGAGAGTTATACTTAATACAAAAGGAGATTTAAATGGCAGAAACATTATC